GATATAGTATATCTTGTTCCCCAACTGAAATGCGTGATAATCCTCTAGTGATTTTTCTTGTGACAAAAGTTTCTCCTCTTCTAGGGGATTCGTGATTGAAAAGAATTCCAGAAGATGCATGTAATCCGTAAGATTCTCTGTAGTTTTTGACAATCCAGTATCCATATAATTTTGCAACTCCATAAGGTGAACGAGGATAAAAAGGCGTAGTTTCTTTTTGAGGAATCTCTTGAACTTTACCAAACATCTCAGAAGTAGATGCCTGATAGATTCGGGTTTTATTCTCCATACCAAGTAGACGAACTGCCTCAAGAATACGAAGAGTTCCAAGAGCATCCACTTGACCAGTATATTCAGGAATCTCGAAAGATACTTTTACATGACTCTGAGCACCAAGATTATAAATTTCATCTGGTTGAACTTGCTGAATTATTCTTACAAGATTTGTAGAATCAGTCAAATCACCATAATGCAACTTGATTTGATTATAAATGTGATCAATTCTTTGTGTATTGATTTGAGAGGCACGACGAATAATACCATGAACCTCATATCCTTTTTCTATGAGAAGTTCGGCAAGATATGATCCATCTTGACCCGAAATTCCCGAAATTAAAGCAACTTTCATATAAAAACTGTTTTTATTATTATAATTCATTTACAAAGAATTTGCAATCCTTTATTCAAATTCATAGAACATGAAAATCCTAAAGAACTTAATTTATTATTATTTAATGTCATATTTTTAACCTGAATAAATTTTTGATTATCTAGAAATGGAATATCAATTATATTACTTTGACTTTTGGTTAAATCTTTTGCAGTTTCTATAATTTCACGAAAAGATAAAGATACTCCAGAAGAAATGTTATATATTTCATTTAGTTTACCATTGTCCAAAATTAACTTAATTGCTTTACATATATCTTCAACATACATATAATCTTTTAAAAAATTTCCACCATCATAAAGTTTAATATCTTGATTTTGCTTAAGAAGACTAATTATATATCCAAGAACATTCTTACCTAAAGAAACTGTCTTGTCTAGTCCATAAACATTACCAATTCTCAGAATCCTATACTTGACTCCAAAAGTTTCACAAAAAGAAATTAATAATTGCTCTGCACATCTTTTAGTAATAGAATAAAACCCAGTAGGATTGCAACAGTCTGTTTCTTTGGCGTCTATTACATCATTACCATAAACAAATCCAGAACTAATAAAATTAAAAACTACATCTTTCTCTTTGCAGTTATTAAGAACATCAACAAACAAACTCAAATTAGTATCAATATCAATATGCAAGTCCTTAAATACGTTTTGATTTGTTGTAGTACTAATGAAATAAAGAACTTGTTGAGTTTCAAAGTTTCTACTTTCCTTCGGAACTAATACCACATCTTGCAAATAAAGATTACAAAAAGTTCCACCAATGAATCCAGTTCCACCAAATACGGATACCTTATTCATACTTTTCACATTCTTCAAATGAAATCCCTCTCATATCCTTTTCAGACATAATTGGTTCAAATTCATTTCCCCAATTAATTGGAAGATCATTCCACATCAAAGTTCTTTCATATTCTTTATATTGATAATCGGTAACTTTATAAAGAACTTCTACTTTTTCAGTTAAAGTTCTAAATCCATGAGCAAATCCAGGCGGAACCCACAATTGAGGAGATCCTGGATAAAGATCAATACCAACCCACTGACCGAATGTAGGAGAATTTTTGCGAAGATCAACAACTACATCATAGATTCTACCAAACAAACATCTAACAAGTTTTCCTTGAGGATGTTGAATCTGATAATGAAGACCTCTAACTACATCCCTCACAGAAACTGAATGACAGTCCTGTACAAACTCATGTGTTCCAATTATTTTTTGAACTTCACCAAGATTAAAAGATTCTGTGAAAGATCCCCTATGATCATCAAATGTTTCTGTCGTGATCAAATATACATCTTTTAATTTAGTTCCAATTGCGTTCATACCAATCAATAGTTTTTTCTAATCCATTTTCTAAAGTAAATCTGGGTGACCACTTCAATTCATGACGAATTTTAGTAATATCAGTAGAATATCTACGATCATGTCCTGGTCTATCCTTCACATATTCTATCATACTTTCATTCATATTCATACAATCAAGAATCATACGAATCAAATCAATGTTCTTTACTTCGCATTCTCCACCAATATTATACTTCTGCCCAACTCTACCTTTTAACCAAACCTCACATAATGCCTCACAGTGATCTTGAACATATAACCAATCACGAACTTGTTTTCCATCACCATAAACAGGAATCTTTTTTTCTTGTTTTAAGTTTGCAATTGCCTTTGGAATCATCTTTTCAACAAACTGTCTAGGACCATAGTTATTGGAACAGTTTGTAATAATTGCTGGCAATCCATAGGTATTATGATATGCCATTACAAAGTGATCTGATGCTGCCTTAGATGCAGAATATGGATTTCTTGGGGAATAATTAGAATTTTCTGTAAAGTATCCCTCTTCTATAGAACCATAAATTTCATCAGTAGAAATATGAATAAACTTTTGTACTTCATACTTGAGAGATAGATTAAGTAGATTAACAGTTCCTGAAATATTCGTATGAATAAATGGAGAACAATCTTCTATAGAATTATCCACATGACTTTCTGCTGCCAAATGAAAAATTACACTTGGTTTATGTTTTTTAAATACAAAATCACAATTATGAAAATCGGCAATATCAGTAGTATAAAATTTTACCTCATCTGGAATATTATGCCAGTTAGAAGCATAGGTTAGTTTATCAATACAAATTATTTCTTCATCAACTGATTTAACCAAATGATGAAGTAAGTTGCTTCCAATAAATCCTGCGCCACCTGTTACTAGAATAGTCATATTATTTCTATATTGGAATATATTTTTCTAAAAGTTCTGGTGAATATTGACCAATAATATCCACATCCAAATTTTCTTTTCTTTTTTTATCTTCAACCACATAAACTCTGTTTCTAATTTCGGTAGAAGAATATTGATGTCTTCGTAAATGATAGTGTATTTCTATACCATGATCTATACAATATTGCTTTCCAGTAACATCAACATTTTTATATTCTTCACTTAAAAACCGAATATGAAGCGTTTGTGTTTGAATTAAATTAAGAAGGTCTGCTTCAGTTTCATATACAAGAATCTCATCCACATACTTACATCCTTGTAATTGTATATATCTTTCATAAACAGATTGAACTGGTTTATTTTTAATACCAGGACGATCTACGGTTGGATCAACTTGAAGTGCAACTTTTAAATAATCACATAATTCTTTTTCCATTTTGAGCATAGTTACGTGTCCAGCATGAAATAAATCAAATGAACTACAGTTGAATCCTATTTTCATATAAAGACTGTTTTTAATATTATACTAAAAAGGAGAGTTTATGCAACTCCCCTTTGGGGTCTTTAGGCTCGCCACTTATTCTTTGACTGGAAATAAGAAACCAGGCGGGAGTATTCTCCATCCGCACCAACAAGAATTTTTAGTGTCCCTTATCTTGTGGGGACCAAGAAGGTAAGTTAGAACCTTCTTTTTTATACTGCTCCATTAACTTATTTTGTTCTTCTATTGGAAGATTTTTGAAATAAAACCAAGCAGTACTTTTTTGGAGATGAGATTTTTCTTGATGGCAAGAAGTGCAAAGAAGTTGAAGATTATTCATCTCACTTTTTATTCTATCCCAAGAACAAACATAAAGGCACCTCCTATCTTTTTTAAGACCAGGATTGATATGATCTATTTCAAGACAATCAGTTGCTCCACATTCACAACATTTAGATCCAAGATTTTCTATGATAAAATTTTTCTTATCATATCTTAATCTAGTATTGTTTTCTCTGGTTTCATTATTGAGTTTATTCTTAAACTTGAGATAGTGTTTTCGTCTTGCCTCGGAACTGCTCCATCCCATAACTTACTCCACATAACTAAAAGTATTTATGCAGAGTAAGTTTTTAACAATTTTTGAAGGAAATTGTAAACCTATTGAGGGGTCATTTTGGATCCACCAGTGCTTTTAGAGTCTCTCCGTGACTAAAGGGGGGTTCATCACCGACCAGTACTTTTAGAGACTCTCCGTGTCTTCATCATCATAGTCCTTCACATAACAAGAGACTCTATCAGTGTCTAACCATTTCACATAATTAATATCTTCCATAGCAATCAAACATTGTATTTGATTATCAAACAAATAGATGTCATTCCATTTTTTTGTATAATAATGTTTTTTCTGAAGACGATAATCGGGTTTGCCGTTGAGTTCAATAATACCTTTCTCAACGAAACGATATTCTTCCTTTTCAAGAATAACTTTAGATTGAATCATTATGCCTCAACGGTCTCAAGGTCTTGAATGATATAATCGATTAGAATATCATAATTATCTAGAGGGTCATCAGAAAAAATAACTCCTTCATTTTGATAGAACTTACGGACTTTCTTGTAAAGTTTCGGATTCTTTACATCAAGATAAAAATCACCATTCGCTGCGGCACGAAGAGTATTAATATCTTTCTTGAATTTAATAGTCAGAGACATCGCTTTGATTTGTTTACCTTGTTATTATAGAGTGATTTGAGTTTTATGTCAAGTGTGCCAGTGAGAAAACTGGCAATCGGGGTGGAAGGTACTGCCCCCTCTTCGCTGCGTCCCAAACGCAGAGTGATAACTTTTCTACTACACCCCGTTTCTTTATGTATAATACCACAACTACCCAATCATGTCAATCCACCTTTACCACTAAGATAAATTATATTCATTGTAACAGTAGAGACAGGAATCGAACCTGCGAAGGCTATTAACCCCGAACGCTTTCAAGGCGTCGTCCTCGGCCAACCGGACCTCTACTATGCAAAGTCCTCAACGGACATCAAAATCAAGTCGTCTTACTTTACGCTGACGCCTTGCTTCCTGAAAAGCAAGATCTTCATTCGTAAGAACAGTAGACTTTTCTTTGGTACTCATATAGTTTATCATAACAACCTTTGATAAGTCAAGTGCCGCAACATTTTCATTATTACGAATGGTTGCCATATTGGGGCATCCACACACAACTGTTTTTCCAGACTTTCCTTCTATCTCACTTCCGCAAGACTTACATCTAATTTTTAAGTTTTCCATTTTTTATCAATTCAATTAATTATTGTGCCGGTACTTGTGAATCTACTGATTGTTCTTGTGGAACTGGTATGGGTGTTTGTTCAGAATCTTCAATAGATAATTTTGATGTTTTATCCATAAATGCTCTTAACATCCAAACAAACTTACCATGCGATTCCATGATATCTTGAGCAATATTGGCAGTCGCATATTGTTTCTGTGCTTCTGCTTCCTCAGATAAAGCAGTAAGTAACTCAATAAAAGTAAGATTATCAACCATCAAACGCTTGATCATCTCATCCGATTTTGTAATTGGTTTTCCAATAATAATTTGCTTTTGTCCCATTTCATCAATTTGGGAAATATTAGATCCTTCACCAACTGTTGCAACTTCAACCATTCTTGTGAGAGTTCCAATTGGACGTATATTCATATATCGCATATGTTCACTGATACGATCAATCTCTTCAAACATTTCATTATATTGTTCACCAAAGAGAGTATGAAGTTGTTGAAAATCAGGACCGACTACATTCCAATGAAAAACCCATGTCTTATGAAAAAGAACAAAAAGATTTGCCTGTACATCACTAATGAGTTTGTATAATTTTTCCATTACTCAAAGTAGTTTTGAGTATTTATATACTAAAAAAGGGGAGTCGTTGTCAACTCCCCTCAATATCATTCACCAATAAGTTTTACGGCAGATTGTGCTCGTGATTGGATTGCGTCCTTGAGAGGAACATATCCAAGGTCATCAGCAAGTGCCTGTGCCTTATCACTCAACATATAACTAATTGCCTCTCTGATAGATGCTGCTTTAGGACCATTGCCAGTCTTATAGGCAAGAACATAAGTCAGAGTGGCAATAGGATAAGCACCACTAGCAGAAGGATTAGGATTTTGTCCAGCAAGATTTTTATCCAATTTAATACCATTCAGTGCTTTAGAACCAGAAGTATAATTAGGGAGAACAAACTCACCAGCCTTGTTCTGAACTGCTGCTGCTTTCAGATTACCCTTCACAAAAGATTGATTGAGATAACCAATTGAACCGGGAGTGGTTTGGAGAACACCAGCAACACCTTCATTACCTTTACCACCAACACCAACTTTCCAATTTACAGATTTACCGACACCAAGAGTCCATTCCTTGGAGAAGGACTGAAGTGACTCTGTAAAGGCA